CGCTTTTACAAATGCAATTCCCAAGAACGCAGATAATTATGTTAGGCGATGTTTATCAAGTACCAGCTGTTGCCTTCGATACCAGGGAGAGGTTTACACAATTTAAAGACATCGGAGTTAGGAATAACATAAGGGAAACATACAAAATCCCTCAAGATATTGCAGCCATTATAAACAAGAAATTCGGTTATGATATGATGGCTAAATCGGAGGTAGAGAAAGGTGCTACTTATGTTGATGGTGATGTATTTTTGTTCCCGAAGAAATGGAAGTCAATACCGATAATATGTTTTAATGATAACACTAAAGACAGATTATCCAAGGCAGGTTTTAATGCGTCAACTATAACTTGTTATCAGGGTTCTAGGGCTCACACGGTGTTGTTTTATATAGATTCGCGAGCGATACAGTCACACCTAATTAACAGGGGCGAATGGGTTTACACCGCTTTAACACGAGCTACTAATCAACTTGTGTTCGCAGGCGATGAAAAAGGTTCTGTGATTAAGTATTTAGGTATACTTGGTATGCATGTTGCTAATTTAGATATTCACAATGATATCGTCGTAAATAGTGAAAGATACATCAAAGAAGTGGATTTAAGCACTATGATAAGTAGTGAGGAAGAAAAAGTGGTTACCCACCCCGTAACGCCAGAAACTGCCTCTGAAATATTAGTTAAAGAATACAAACATACTAACGCCACTGACGTTTACACTAATGTACTCAAACCAAACTTAAATGAGTTAGAGAATGGTAGTATGTATATGAATGAGGATTTGTTAGCTCAATCATCAAACGGTAGATCGGTTAAGAAGATAGTCAGTGAACCGCACGTCATACAACAAACTAGTTGGAATCAGATTGAAACTATACAATCAATGATAACCCGTTATGGCGCCGCAAGACCTAAAATGAACCATAAGAAAGTTAAAGCAGCTGCTACTGATTTGTGCGAAGGTCTCAGTAAAAGTTTATATAATCGACCAGATTGTTTTCACAGGATAGTGGCGGAACTCAAATCTAGATCATACGAGGTTGCCTACGAACAAGGTCAAGCTTTTATTAGGGCAGGCGCTAAACGTAACGTTGATTTCAAGAAGGTATATGACTGTGAATTCAATGAGTTCAATGAAGCGATAAGTTACTTTAATAAGTACCAAGGTAAGTATAAAGCGGAAGATGGATTTGATCAAAGCGAGAAAGTGGGTCAAGGCGTTTCACAATTTAGTAAAATGCTTAACATCC